ACTGTTTTTTTAACCATAACTGCTTCCTAATTCAAATTATCAATATTAACTGGCCCAGGCATTTGTTGTGGGGGGCCGCCCGCCCTAGATGCAGAGGTCATTGCAGTAGTAGCAAGTTTAGCTGCTGCCTGAGTACTAGCTTGATTTTGCCTAGTTTGATTAGTTAAAGATGCTAACTCTCTTCTAAGATCAAGCTCACGCTGCTTCATTTCAAGTTTAGATTTAATATCTGCTACATTTATTTGTGGTTTAGAAGCAGTTTCTTGGGCTTTAGCCATATTCATTTGCGCTTCGCTTTGTAACTTCATAACTTCAGCTTCAAGTTTAGATATTTCAAGCTGCAACTGCTGCATAGCCATTTGCTGTTGCATCATTTGCACTTGTGCTTGTTCTGGAGTTGGCGGTTCTTGGCCTGTTAACTGGCGTATACGTTTTGCAAGTTCTTCTTTACGATTAAGATGGCTATATTCAACAATAGCATCATCTGGTATTGCAACCCCAACTGTACGTAAGTTAAGAGCTTCGGCAAATTGTACTTCATCAAACGAATCACGAGCAGGAGCAGTATTAACTACAATATCGTATTCGCCAATAGTTATGTCATTTATAATTTCATTACTTGCTAATTCTTGATTAATAACCATAGGCTCATTAGGCTTCATAGGATCTTCTTCATTAGTAATCATTACCACCCGTTCTTCGGTATAAAAATCCTGAACCAGATTTAATACTTTCTCCGCTAGATATAGTCTTGTTTTCTTAAGGTTATCTAACGGAACCTGAATCATTATAATTCCACGATTCTGTTTAGCCTGAATAGCTACGCCTGATACCTCGGCACTATCCGTACCAAGCATTGAATCATTAATACCACTAATATCTTTTATATTTGCAGCTGCTTTCTGGCTTATTCTATCAAGACCAGTAGGTATCTGGTTTGGTGGAATCTTGCCGGGGGGTGTAGAACCACGGTTATATTCAAGAACAAGACCTGTTTCTGCCCCATGTTCTTCGAGGTCTTCTACCTGCATACTACTTAACGACCCTGATTCAACCAGCCAACCACTATTAGCAGTTGTATTTACAATATGAAGCTCCTGGCTGGTAACCTTGTTCAATTGTTCTTGCGGGGACAACAGGTTACGTACCATACCAAATGGTCTGCCTCTGCGAAAATACGCAAAATAAGGCACAATTGTAAACTCATCATACGGGGACCAGTCATCGAACAATACTACTTTGTCGCATGTTACTGTCCAGCGCACCCGTTTCTTCATTTTAGAATAAATTTCTAATCCATAGCGTTTTGCAAATTTTTTAGTTTTTGCATCTGACCACATTTCCGGTACTGGTCGCATATCACCATTTTGCGGATCAAGAAAACAATCTACTTTAGTTAATTTTTTATATTGACGTTCAATTACTCTAAGCGCTTTAATACTTCTATATTCGTCATCAGGTCCTGCGGTAGTAGTACCTATATAATTATCGCTATCATCAGTATCACCATACCGCGTTTCATAATACTCTACTGAATCTCTACCAAACGACTGACCGTTTTCTGCTATAAATATAAGTTTATCTGCCTGCTTCTTACCATATAGTTCTTCTATCTCATCAAGGGTCATCCACTTGGTTTCAAAAACTTCGTTCCACGTTTTAGAATCATATTCCTTGGCATCTGGATCAAGAATAATATCCAATGGATCTTTAGCAGTTATCCTGACTTCACCTTGCATGTTGTCGCTAAAATCAACTCGAACATCAAAGTACCCACGGCCATCCATTATAAGACCATCACTAAATACCTGCTGTTCTACCCAATCCAGTTTATTATTATCAGCAATCTGCATAAACAACTTAGTCAAAGTATCAGCCGTTTCCTGATCAGTACCCCGTCTTGGTTTAAATCTTATATCTGCACGTCTACTGGCCTGCTCCCCAAGAACAGTATTTACCGTAGGTAATATAGTATTAATTGTTAATGCCGGGCGCCCCTCTGCATCAAGTGCAGTTATATCGGCCGAGTCCCACTGCTCACCCTGATAAAAAGCATCGCACTTTTTAGCAAGATCAATATAGTCTACATGCCCGTTATCACGGGCTCGTACATATCTATCCCACTGATGGCTGCTAATTGTTTCTTCGTCTTGAGCAGAAATTTTTCTTCGTTTAGGTAGTACTGCCATATATTAAGCTCTCATCGCAGATTTAGATTTAATGTCTTTGGTAAAGTATTCAAGTTTATCACGCCAGGACGGAGGTTGAACTATTCTTTCTGAAAAGCTGCTAAACTCTGTCATCATAAGGCCTATCCATGCTAATGCGTCCACCTGATCATCATGCACTCCATTAGGGAATCGTAAAAGTTCTGCAACTAATGGTCCGGAAAAATTTTCATTTCTCGGAATATATACCATCCCCTGTTGCATCCGTCCCTGGATAGCTCTGGCTCGAGCTTCTTTATCTCGTCTGCCAGTTTTCAAATCTTTAAAATACGCTTCGTGAAGCCCCCGCTCCCTGACACGTTTCTCCAGAAAAGGGCCCAATGCCATTTCAATATGCCCTTTTTCTATGCCTATAATAGACGGCTTCCACAATTCATACAAATCTAATATCCTTTCTACCAGTTCAAACCCGTCAAATCTACCCCTATCTATATCAACAACGAACATCTGGTCATACTCATCCACCCCTACAACTATGCCAACTGAGTAGTCATTCCTGTCCCGTTGCCCGATAGCCAAGTCCCACGCACAGTAGAACCGCATACGATCAAGGTCTATATCATCAGGCTCAAAGTACTGGATCATATCCCTCGTAAAATAATCCCCATCATCCGCTACCGGATTCTGCTGGTAAAGTGCAGACCAGTCCCTTGGCCCAACTGCTTTACGAATCCGGTCCAGTGCATCAAGGCCATATCGCTCTTTATGCAATGGATCACCCTGCTTACGAAACTTCTCATCTTCTTCTGCAAGTGCAGGATAACGGACAACTTCCCAATGGTCGCCACCTTCCGTGGTAGCTCTCAATAATCGACCTGCTAAATCATCATCGTGCCATCGGGTAAGAATAACAAGAATACCACCACCTGGCGCCAGTCGGGTATAAGCGGTGGAAGTATACCAATCCCACGTAGCACCCCTGTTATTCTGGGATTCTGCATCCTCCCTGTTTTTAATCGGATCATCTATTAAAAGAATATGGGCCCCTTTACCTGTAATACCCCCGCCAACACCAGCAGCTACATAACCACCACCATTAACCGTTAACCATGCTTCGGCTGACTGTGAATCCGGATCAAGTCTGGTTTTAAATGCAGACTTATAGGATGGCTCACGTAACAACTGCCGTACTTTACGGCTGAAGCCCATGGCCAACGATCCGGAATACGAACAGCCTATAAACTCATGGGCGGGGTTTCTACCCAGATGCCATGCGGGAAAAGCAACTGATGCAAGTGTACTCTTACCGTGTCTGGGGGGCATAAACAACATAAGACGTGGTGATTTTTTCTCTACTACATCACGGCTGAATTGTTCCAACCTCGCACAAATGTCCTTGTGTACCCAACCTGCATTGTAATCAGGGTTAAACCTTTCTACAAAAGGCAACATCCTTTTTCTTGTAAGGAAACGTAAAGCCAGTTCTGCACGAGCTTTATCCTGTGCCGATACGTCTTTCTCTTCTTCTACCTTTTCCTCTACCTTCTGTTCAGGAGCAGGTAAAGCCTCGGATATATCTGCTTTACAATACGCACATAGCTTATCGTTTTCTGCAAAAAGAGTTACCGGCCGCGATATGTGGCATCGGTAACACTCGAATAGCTGTGTCTCAGGTACTGCTGACATCTACTGGTTAATTCCACCTTTAGGCATAGGAGCAGAAGAAGTGTCGGGGCTGCCTTGTTTGTTGGCCCCAGATTTCTCTGCGTTATACCCGTAATTTTTTGAAAGCATTCTTATAAGAGTTGTTCTAGGTGTTAAAAATGGAACTTTTTTACTAACTTCCCAAGTTAGATCTCCCATTTTTATGCTTCCTCCTGGATCTGTAGATCCTTCTATCCCAAAAGGTTCTCTTTTTTTTTCGTCTGCCATAATTAAACTCCTATACGTATTTATCTATTTTAGTTGTTTGTGGCTTTTTGCGCTCAACAAGCTCTTTTGGCTCTGGTTGAGGCCGTTGTTCATTTTGCGGTACCAAAGGTTTTTGATAATGGTCCCTGTTTATCGGTGCTACTTGCATTGTCAGGCTCCAGATAGTCTTCGGAGTGCCCAGCTATCTTAAGTAACTCTTCGTCACTCATCCTTTCCAGCTGTTTTACCCCATTTACATTAATATTGACCTGAGTTGCGTTGTCAGGCTGGTGTAATCCGTGCAACTTACACAAAGAATCCACGGTGCCCTTCATTTCTGTAGCATTTGCAGACGCAATGTACGTATCCATGTACATTTTATGCGCATGAGCCCGTGTAAACTTGGTTTCTTCGCGTAATTCCTGTTTGAGATAGTCAAGTGCCTGTTTAATCTTGGGTTTATTAGCAACCCTGCTGGCATAATGTCGTGTTTTGTACCCAACAGCGCGTCCAGCGGCAGTAATTGTCATACCACTTGCTATTAAATTGATGAAACGCTCTTCCTGGACCGTTAATTCATTAGTATGTAGCCCCATATACGGCATTTTGGACTGAAATTCCACATGCTCAGGGACTTCGTACTCTTCCAATGGTTCGATATCTTTGTCCATGGCCTTGAAATATACCTTATAAACAAACAATTAAGCAAATTTTTGCTAAAAAATTTTAAAAAATTATATTTCTATATCGCTCTCTCATCAGTTACCTAGGTGGCTTCAGCATGGGTACAGCCCCCGATTTCGGATTTGGAACCTTGTTTTGGGTTTAGGCCTTGGAACCTTGTCCAGGTTTCCTTCGCTCGCCCGCTCAGGTAGGTCGCATCTCATTGTACTTTTAATAACTATCGGAGATTTGACTATGTCACAACTACAAACATCTATATTCCTCTTGGTTGCATCCGAGCTATGCAAATCGGGTCAAGAGCTTGAGTCTGCGTTTAGCACCGTGAAGGTAACTGGAGGTTACAGTGTCCAGATAGATTGGAGCCGCAAGAAGAACGCTCTTGAGTCTTTAACACATAACCATGTGTTCAAGACTAAGGCCGAGGCTGAAGATGCTATCAAGCACATAGCTTCCCGGAAGACCCAGACTGGTAAGAACATCGGTACTCCGTACGTAATTGTGGAGCACTGGACTAAGAACTTCCGTAAGGAACCAGCTAAGGCTAAGGTTCTAGACTATAAGTTCTAGGTCTAACGCCCAGGCATCAGTTGATGTCTGGGCTTTTTTTATGCTTAAGGTAATGGATAAGGAGAGTGGAAATGGATAGGTTTAACGAGGCCCTGGAAAGGGTAATGTTTGTGCTTGCAGGAATCGGGCTTGTGTGCTTGCTGGTCTGGCTTGGGCTTGGCGTCTACTCGCCCTGCTCGTAAGTAGTTTGCATCTCATTGTACTTTTAACTTTTTTACCACCAAGGAGGTAAGGATGAAGATTGAAATAAGTAAGGATAAAGTGAAGTCGGGTTGGGCTTCGGTCAAGAGTGGTGTACTGAGGACAGTGCCTAAGATAACAGCTGAATGTATAGAGCTGGGTAAGGATATGGCTTCAGCTATAGAGAAAGAAAGGAATCTAATTAAGGAGAGGAAAAGTGATTAGGTTCTTAGCAAGGATGATAGTCGGGCTAGTAGTACTAGCCTGGCTACTATGCATGTGGGTATTTAAGCTGTGTGTGCGGCTTATGTTAACGATAATTGATGAGACCAAGGAGAAAAAGAATGGGTAGATTGTTTTTAGTAATGATAATGGTTGGGAATCTTGCGGTTCTCGGCTTAGGTATGGCGATGTGGTTCTGGCCTCCAGAAATAGTGCACAAAATACAGGCTGTGTTCCTGGTTGTGTACAGTTTAATGGGTAGTATAGGTGGCCTATGGTTCTATGACATAGGACTACGACAAAAGGTCAAGGAATTAGACAGTTGACTACTCTCCTTGGTAGTGGCCCCGGGCTTAGGCTCGGGGTTTTTTTGTCTCAGGTGCGGGAGCGTGTGCCAGATGTTAGGTGGG